AGATTTAATCAAGATAAAAGATTAGCAAGAGCTCAGGCATTAGTAAATGGTGCTCTGGCTATAACTCAAGTTTATGCACAAACTGGTGCTTTTGCATTTGCTGCTGTTGCACCTGTTATTGCAGCGACATTAGCACAAGTAGCTGTAATAGAAAGTCAGCAATACGCTAAAGGTGGTTTAGTGCATGGTAAATCACACGCTAATGGTGGTGAGAAGTTTGCCGTTGGTGGTAGAGTAGTAGAATTAGAAGGTGGAGAAGCTGTCATAAATAAACGTAGTACGTCTATGTTTAGAAGTCAGTTATCTGCTATGAACGCAGCAGGAGGTGGTGTTAAGTTTGCAGATGGAGGTTTATTAAATATGCCATCGTTTGCTACTAATCAATTTAATGCTGTTGGAATGAATGGACTCGCAGGAGCTATGAGTCAAGGAGGTAGAGTATATGTATTAGAAAGTGACATTACTAATACGCAAAATAATGTAAGTCTGATACAAAGTCAGGCAGGATTTTAAAAAATTAACATATGTTCGTTGATAAAAAAGAAAAACAGAGAAGATTAGATATATGCAAAAGCTGTAAATTTTACAGAAACTTTTTAATGTTAAAATATCCAAAGTGGGATAGAGGAGCTAGGTGTGCTAAATGCACTTGCTTTCTTGATGCAAAAGCAGCATTAAGTAAAGAGTTTTTTGGTAAATGTCCAATAGATAAATGGTAACATGACAGACATACAAAGCATAGCAAAAAAATACTCAAAAGAAAAACAAAAATATTTTATAGATATACTTAATGAAAACGATAAGTATAATTTAAGTTTTGGTCAACACAAGGCAGATTGCATTTATAAATTATTTGATGAATGGCATAAATTATTCCCAGCACATAAACAAGATGTAAATTGTACTGGTTGTAGAAATGCAGTAATTAAATTTTTTAAAACAATGCATATAGAGTGGGATACGCAAATTCAAACACCTAAAAAGAAAACTCGTGCCAAAAAATCTAAAAAATAAACCAAAAGTTATTTACGAGTATATTGAAACACTAACTGTAGAGTTAACTAAAAGATTTGGTGATGATCCTACGACTAAAGACATATTAAGACATCTAGTTGAAAGAGGTATGATAGAGAAAAGAAGGTTAAGAAACTATATGATAATAACTGACTTTGATAAAATGCTAGTACATAATGAAGGCAATCGAACTGCTACATTTATGGACTTATCTATAAAGTATGAGATATGTGAAAGTCAAGTACAAAATATCGTATATAAAGACAGAAGAAAAAGTCAAATGTCTAGTAACGTATCTACAACATAATTTTTTTCCCTTAATTAGGTATCAATAAATAAATTCAGTAGTAATTTTGTAGTATGAACGGAAAATGGTACGAAATTAAAAACGAAGCATCTGCATCGACAGATGTTTATATTTTTAATGACATCGGTACTTTTGGTATTACAGCACAAAAGTTTGTCGATGACATTAAAGGTTTGGATGGACGTGACATCACTTTACATATCAATAGTGTTGGTGGTGAAGTTTTTGAAGGCATGGCAATGCACTCTATAATAAAGAACAGAAAAGGTAAAACTACTGCATACATTGAAGGTATTGCAGCGAGTATTGCTACTGTTATAGCTCTAGCTGCTGATGAAGTTGTTATGAGTGAAAACTCTTTGTTTATGATACATAATGCATGGGGTAGTAGTCAAGGTGATGCTAATGATATGATGAAACAAGCACGAGTGCTAGAAAAGATAAGTAACGAAATAGCAGAGATTTATGTTAAGAAAACTGGTAGATACTATGATGAAATCATGGATTTAATGGATAACGAAACATGGATGACTGCTGAAGAAGCGTTTGAGTATGGTTTTATAGATAGAATATCTGATGCGATTAAGGTTGCAGCAAAAGCAGATGTTTCTCAGTATAAGAACATGACAAACGAAAAAGTAAATAAAATCCTAAATAGTAATTTAAAAAGTAGTAAAATGACAGAAGATTTAAAAAACTGGTTTAACAGTAAAATCGATGAAATCGTTACTAAGGTAAAAGGTGATCATAACTCTGAAACTGCTGTTTCTGACGTTGAGATTACTATTGCTGACAAAGAAGAAGTTATGAATAAACTTACAGATTTTGAAGCAAAACTATCTGAAGCTAACGAAACTATTTCTAATCTTACAGAAGAAGCTGCATCTTTAAATGGAGAGAAAGCAACTTTAACTGAAGAAGTAGAAAGATTAACAACTTTATTAAATAAAGCAGAAGCTACTGGTACAGAGATAAAAAAAGATACTGAACCAGCAGTTGTTGAAGATAAAGTTGTAGATGCTAACACAGAGTTTTACAATGGTTTAGCAGAAATGATTAAAAATAAATTAAAACACTAATTAAAATAAATAAAAAATGGCAAATGTAGCAGCAAAAGGTACTTTCGCAACATACGAGGGTGCTAATTTAAATCAAATGTTTTTTGAGCCAGTATTCAAAAGTGACAATATTTTGCAAAACTATAGAGTAATACCTAATGTTAAGCATAAAATTAATGTCTATACGAGTGCAGCTCTTAAAAAAATTGTTAGAACTTATACTGACTGTTCTTCATCAAGTACAGGTTCTACATTTAATGTTGAAAACAAAACATTAACAGCAGGAAGAATGAGAGTAGCTCTTGAGCAATGTTCAAAAGAGTTTTTTGGAACATACATTGAGGAGTTATACAAGAGTGGAGTAGATGTAAATAATTTAGAAGGAACACTATTAGCAGACGCAATTTTAAATAGAACTGTATCTGGTATTGGTTCAGATGTAGTTAGAATTGCTTGGGGTGGTGACACTTCTTCAGCTTCTGATGACTACAAACAAATGAATGGTTGGATGAAATTGATGGGTGCTGGTTCAGCTCCAAGATTTACTGTCAATGCAGCAAATGACAATGAGCCAGGTTTATCAGAAGTTATGTCTGCATTAAGAAAACTATATGATGAAGCTCCAGCAGCTCTTCAGCAAGTTCCAGCAGCAGAAAAGAGATTCTTTGTAACACCATTGATCTATAACACTTACCTACAACAATTAGAAGGTAAGGCAGCAGATTTAGCGTTAAGAAACGAAATTGATGGAGTAACAAGAGTAACTTACAGAGGAATACCTCTAATACCAATGTATGAGTGGGATACTATCTTAGCAGATACAGACCCAGATTTATTTGCTAACACAGCAGGTGGTGTAACAACTAACTACAGTCAAGGTATATGTTATGTTGCAACTGATAACTTAGCTATCGGTTCTGATGTAAATGACCCAGAGTCAGCATTTAAAGTATTCTATGATGATTTAGAAGAAAAAATGTTTGTAAGAGGTTACTTCAAGTTAGGAGTACAGTATATGTTTGATTCACTATATAAGTGGGCAATATTTATATAATAATTATGTAATTTAGAGAGGGTGTCAAAACCCTCTCATATTACTTTTAATAACTTTTAAAAAAATAATAACATGGCAATAGATACAGGTATAGCAATAGATTGTTCAGCTTTACAGTCAACAGGTGGTATATCACAGATTTGTTTAAGAAGTTTTGATTCTTCTGACTCTGTTACTTATGATAACACTGCTGGTAAACATGAAATATCTTCTATAGGTAATGGTGGTGGTACTGCAAATTGGTTTGTTTATGAATTTAAACAAGAAACTGCTGAACTAACTGTTAACGCAACTAAAGAAAATGGTTCTACAGTATTTGAGTGTGGAGTTAACTTTATGTTACCACAAATAAATAGCACTAAGATGCATGAGTTACAGGAAATGTTAAATGAGTGTATGATGGCAATAATTGTGACTACAAATGGTGAGAAATTAGTTGTTGGTTTAAGTGAAAAATACGCTAATGAAGATGTGATTTTTAGAAATCAAACTTTCTTAAATTTAGCAAGTATGGAAGGTGGCACTGGTGCAGCATTTGCAGACCAAAATGGTTTGACAATTAATTTACTAGCAAGACAATTTGAATTACCAAGACAATATTCTGGTACTTTGACAGTAGACACTTCGGCTTTGACAGCCACTTCATCATAAATATTATTTAGGTTTGGTAACTCTGTAAAACTCTTAGTTATCCTAAAATATTTTTTATGTGTGATTGTAAAGAAAATTTATTAGATTTATCTAGTTTAAAAATTTACACACTTATGGCAACATATAAAGCAATAAAAAAAGTAACAATATATCATGGCACTAAAAGTGTCATAAGAACAGCATCAGCTTCTCAAGAAGAGTTAGCTTACCTATATGATGTTTTAGGAGCTACTGATGCAGTAGAAAAAATTGAAAAAACAAAAGATGGCTCAAAGAAAAGTAAAAAGCAAAGTAAAAACATCGACAAAGAGCAAGAGTAATACTTTTGAGTTCGGTGTTTTTAATTTAGCTACACCACAACATATTGAAGAACCACAAGACTTAAGCAGAGTATATACAGACTTTATACCTTTTGGTCAAAACAATTTATTTCCTCAATATCTTGCAGAGCTAAAAAGAAAGTCATCTACACACAGAAGTGTATTAGCACAAAAAACAATCTTTACAAGTGGTGCTAAGTTTGTTACAAAAAATGATAATCTAAAATCATACATCAGAGATGTAAACGCTGATGGTGAATCTCTCAGAGATGTATATAAAAAATTAGCAGATGACTATTACACTTTTGGTAACGCATACCTAGAAGGTGTTTTGTATGAAGGTGGTATGAATTTATATCATGTAGATGCAACTACTGTTAGAATATCTAAGACAAAGAAAGATGTATATATACATCCTGACTGGGCAAGATACAAGATGGAGAAAAAGAAGATGAATATATTACCTTTATATCCAGTCGTGCGTAACAATAGATTTATTATACATTTTAAAGATTACGAACCAACATTTAATTTTTATGGGTTACCTGATTATGTAGCTGCACTAGAACACGTTGCAGTAGATTATGAGATTGGTAAATGGAATCACACAAAGTTTCAAAATGGTTTTCAACCATCAGCAATCGTTGAGATAAGTGGTGATATGGGAGAAGATGAAGCAAAGAAGATGGTAAAAGAAGCACAAAAGAAATTTGTTGGAGAAGGTAACAATGGTAAGATATTATTTATTGTAAAGAATGGTGACACATCACCAGCAAACGTACAGATAATAAAAGATGATCAAGATGGTAGTTGGTTAGACCTACAGAAGATTACTGATCAAAACATTATTACTGCACACAGATGGCAACCTTCTTTATCTGGTATTGTTAGTTCAGGTAAGATGAACAATACGGGTAGTGAAATTAGAATAGCATATGACTTATGTATGACAACTGTTGTAAAAGACACATCAGATATGTTGTTAAATGGTATAAGAACCTTGTTATTTAAAGAGCTAAACTATGAACCAGAAGAGCTAATGATACACTTTGAACCACCTATTTCTTACATAACAGATATAGATGTCAAAGAAGTATTGACAATAAATGAGCAAAGAAAGTTATTAGATGAGGACTTTCCTTTACTTGAAGGAGGTGATATGTTTATAGCTGATAGAGAGATTATAGTGACACAGAGAGATGATGATGGAGATGGTGAAATAGAAGAACAAAAATCAGTTACAGTAGAACAATAATATGGCAAACGTAAATAACAAAGCAACCTTAGTAACAGCAGCAGAAGTAATTAGCAATAGCTTTACAAATGCTAATACAGACCCTGCACTTATATCTAGCAACTCTATCTTACTCGCAGAGTTAGCTCATATAAAACCTGTTCTTGGTAAAAAGTTTTACGAAGAGCTAAAAACACAACATGATCCTACTGGTACTTTATCTACAGCTAATCA